GGCATGGATATTGATAGTTTTAGAATAATTATTCCATTATCAAATATGAACCCACCAAGTTTTACTTTTGTAATAGAGGATAAAATACAACAATGGAATATGGGATCTTTATATTTTGTAGACACAGCAAAAATGCATTACCTTTTTAATGCAAGTTTTGAACCAACATATATGATAGTATTCAATGTTGATTTAAATAAAAACACTATCAATTTTATAACACAGAATATGAAACAAACATAATGGAAGATATATTTAATAATCCTTGGGTACAGTCGCCTCAAATACCTGGAGTACAAGAGCTAGTTAAAACAGTCACACCTATTAATTATACACGTGGTAGTGGCGAAGCAAGACAGCGTTTGAATCTACTAGAAGCTAGTTATAGGAATTGGGTAGCTGATATTATAGATCTAGTAGAGTTTAAGCATTGTTATTTTGTAAACGGAGTAACAGATGCACTTAACCAATGGATAGCAACAGAAACAAGACCTTGGCAATACCTTAAAGGCGACTATGAATATGCTAGACTAATAGGAGGTAAAGGCGAGTGTGTTGAAGAGATCCAACCAGATAAATTACTTTATGTAAGCAATCCAGCATGTGCTACAGGCAATATAATATCACTTGACAGAGTTGAAAATCCTGTTATACTGGATTGTGCATATGTTGGATCAACAGTCAAAAGACAATTATCTGTTCCTAAAAATACAGAGCAAATATGGTTCAGTTTCAGTAAAGGTTGGGGATTAGTTGGACAGCGTAGTGGATTAGTTTTTAGTAAAAAACCTCATCGTAGTCTTAAACTAATGAAAAAAGTTGAAGCATGGAACTATACTAGTGTAGAAATATGTCTAGCTATTATTACTAACTACGATATTGACACAGTTTATAACGAATATAAACTAAGGCAGTTCAACATTTGTGCTAATAGAGATTTGAAACCTAGCGATTGTTTTTTTATTGCAAATAGTACAAAAGAGATTTACTCTAAACGTAGAAGAACTGGCAACATTGCACGATTAGATTTGTCAAAATTGTTTTGATAAGTACTAGTCTAATTAGGATTTAATAATGAAGAAACAAGATTTACCTACAATAGCCAATCTGAATCTTGATATCGATCTTGAAAGATTAAGACAAGCAACAGATACACTAGCAGAAAAGTTTGTTGATGTAAGAACAGCAAATCCAATGCTATGTGATAATCACATGGAGTTAGTGGCAGATGTTTATGATAATTTTGAACAAATTAACTTAACTGAGCCAAGCGAAATACTACCATATGAACCTAGTATTAAAAAGCGTTTAAAACGCAGAGAAGAACATTTATATAACGTTCCTACTGAGCATTATACTAACAGTTACTTCCAAGAAATAGTAACACAATTAAAAGCACCAGCAAGTAGAGTACGTATTACAAAACTTGCACCAGGTAAGACAATACCATTTCACGTAGACTATGATGTAAGTTATGCTGTAAGATGTATATGTCCAGTGTACGGCGGAAGTAATGTAATTAACTTATTTAAAAGAGACGGAAAGCTAGAAGCATATAATTTAGAAGATGGAACAGCAAACTTTTTGAATATTGGTTATCCACATGCAGTTGTGAATATGTCCAATAAACCTCGAATAGCTTTGATGTTTAGTTTGGATGGTACAGATGACATTTCAACTTTATGATTACACAGACGACGAATTAAAAAACGTTGCAACAAAAATTCAACATGATGGGCTTGCTATATATACAGAACAAGATTATACCAAAGCACAACTTACTAGTATATTCAAAAGAATTGGAGAATGTGAGGCACCAGGCTTGTTTATGAACGATCCAGATTACCCAGAAATATTTAAAGTAAGTGGTGAACGAGATGCAGAAGGAAATAAAATTGGTATGTTTGGCGATGGCGAATTGGGCTGGCATAGCAACGGAAACAGTAGACACCTCATTGATAAAATACTAATTGGTTTGTATTGTGTAAAAGGTGATCCTAATACTACTCTTAGTATATGCAATACCAGTCAACCATATTATGACATGAGTTTAGACGAACGTGAATATTATCAAAGCATAAAAATAAAAATAAAATTTAAAAATCACACCATGTACAGTTTAGATGATGACGATCCTGAACTAGAGTTTATGAGCAAAAACAGAGGTAGCATTAGACCATTAATAGGCGATCATCCGCACAACAATCGAAAATATTTTTACTTTCCTTATCATTTTATATGTGGTGCATGGGAAGGTAAAAAGAAAGTGGATCATGAACCTATCATTGAAAAACTAATACCTAAAATATTTAAAAGCAAATATCAGACACATCATATATTTCAAACTGGTGACATGTTGTTTATGGATCAGTTTACTAGCTTGCACAGGCGTACTCCAGTTATGGGTCCAAGATTGCTTTGGAGAGTAGCAAGTGACTACAAAAGGCTATGGAATTAAATTTAGATAGATATATGCAACAAACAAAACTGATATCTGCTGAACAAGCTCAGCAGGTAATTAGTGATTTAGATAAAGTTGCATGGCAGGATTTTGACTACAAAGGTCCTGAAAACATCTGTGTACAAGACAATCCTTTTATTCCTTATCAAGCATGTGATATGGAAGAGCCTGACCTAGCAAAGCAAATTGATAGAGTAGTTGATAGTTATGTAAATGACTTTCTTAAAGATATTCCTTGGTTCAGTTATTGGAACGGAAAGACTAGATTTTATTGGATAAAATATCCCAAAGGATCAAGTGGTATGGGTGTACACGCAGACCATGTTAGAAATATTTTTGATGGTACTAGACGTGGTATTCCAACGCTAACAGTACTTGGATTATTAAATGATGACTATCAAGGCGGCGAGTTAGAATTTTTCCAAAAAACAAAAATTAAACCAAAGCAAGGAGAATGTTTAATATTTCCGTCTGTATTTTTATTTCCCCATGAAGTGCTTCCGATTACAAGTGGTACAAGATATAGTTTTGCGGTGTGGATATGGTAGAAGTTCCTTGGCCTAGTATACATAAACTGAATAGGATAAAAAGCAGTGTGCTGAATCCTGTTAAAGTTCCTCTAATAGAAGATTATACTTTTAAAGATATGGCATATTTGGATACGCCACAAGCAAAGCCAATGTTCAATAGTCAAGCTGATATAATTATAAACAACAGTTGCAAAGGCATAGTTGATGTTGGCTGTAGGCATGGTCCTATAGTTGATATACTATATGAAAAGAATTACACTGATTTTAATTACATGGGTTTTGACACTTCTCAAGAGCCTATACAGTTAGCAAAAGATACATGGAACACATACAATAATATAACATTTAAAAATGCAAGTTGGTGGCAAGAAGATACATTTGCAGTAGATTTTGATGTAGATATAGTAGTTTTTAGTGGTGTACTTTTATATAGAGAAGATCATTTTGATTTTTTTAAATGGGTAATAAATTACTACAATGCAAATAAAGCTATTATACAAGAACCATATCATGATCAAAAACATTGGGACAACAGACTTGTTTTAAATACTATTACAAAAGACCTGAACAAGTATTTTCAAGAATATAAAGTAGAATCTGAATTATTAGATTTAGAACTATTTGCTGGAAGGAGACTTATACTTGACATTACAATATAGAATAGAAAAACATAAGATTGATGTTAGCAAGCGAAAGTATGTTAATATGGATCCTCATAATGACAGACCTGATTATGATCATTTACAAATACATGATGAATACGTTGGATATAAAGATTCCATTTACACACCTGTAGACTTACCTAAGATTAATATGAACCTTGAACATATAGAGTCTTTATGGGCTGATCCTAATATGGAAGAAGGTACAACTGCTGGAACAATAGCAGTTGGAAAAGTTTTGTTTCTAAAAAAGAATCAGTATTTACAATTAGATGGAGACGCTGAATGGTTTGATTGGGCAAAAAGTGAAGTACCTGAATTATGTGACTTTATCGACCAGTTACCATTTAAAACTATGAGGCAATGTGCATTTGTACAACCTCCTGATATTACTCCTCCCCACTATGATGAGCCAATCTATCTGACTCCAAATCTACGTGAAAGTGCTCCTTCTCAATATAGAATACGTTGGAGTAATGTTACTAATACAGACAATGAAGTTTTTTACATGAGTAAAGATTCTGGAGCAACAAAAATTTATCCTGTACTACCAGAAGATACAGATACATTTGTATATGATGGCAGTGTTTGGGAACACGGATCAAGTTGTGGATATAAAATGAGTGAAAGAGCTTTAATAGTAATGAGCGGTATTATTGATGTTGAAAAACATCATCAGTTGTTGGAAAGATCAATTAGCAAATACAAGGACTATGTTTTATATGATAAAGAGCTTAGTTAATGAATTTACAGTCACAACTTTATAAAAGCATAGACGGCAAACTAGAATCTTATGAAATACCCAAGGGTAAAGTTATAGTAGTTGGAATACCTTCTGCTTTTTCACCAGGATGTACAAATAAACATCTGCCAGGATTTGCAAATAACATTGATAAGTTATCCAATTACAAAGTTGTAATGGTAGCAATAGAAACACCATATATAATGGAAGCATGGAATAAAGAATACGGCAGTGAAAAAATAGATAGTGTAGCAGATCCTTTAGGACTCTTTTGTGAAACATTATCTGAAATTTGTGGACAATGGGAACACATGATGGGCAAAACATGCAATAGATTTGCATATCTATTCGAAGATGGTAAAGTATCTAAGAAGTTTAGCAACCCATGGTTTGATGACGTATACAAGGAAATATAAAAATGAAAGATCAAATAGTAAATCAATATATTATAGAGGTACCAGAGTTTATAGATTGGCTACCACCTAGAGAAGAACTTTGGGATCTAAGAGGCGAACTGTTAGGAAATGATCAAAGATCCTGGGACGGACAGTTGTGGTATAGGACAAATGGTGATCCGAGAATACAGAATGCATTAGATCGCATTAACAGAGATTATGTAGACGAAGGCACTGATATTACTCCTTACTTAACTGTTAAAGAAGAAGGTAAATGGATGAGACCACATATAGATAATGTACCAGGACGCAATGTGGTATTGATATATCCAATATTGCCTCTGGACTATGATATTGTTTATGTTGATAAATGTGAAGAAGGTATGGAAAAATCAAGCACAGATTTTTATACTAGGGATTACGAAGATGATGTTCCGTTTGAATA